TATAACTATGGAGTAAAAATAAATGTCTAAGGGAAGCTCACCAAGACCTATACCAAACCCTAAACAGTTTGAAGATAATTGGGACAAAATATTTGGAAAGAAGGAAAAAAATGGCAGGGATGTCACCGACTCAGTTAAGCCTGAGAAAACTAAAAAGTGAAGGTTATGAAACTGTACAGGTCGTTGAGGTCTGGATACCTTTTAGTCGTACTCGCAGGGATCTTTTTGGAGCATGGGATATACTTGCAGTTAAAAATGGAGAAACCGTTGCCATACAGGTTACTTCCAAATCAAATATGTCAGCTAGAATTAAGAAGATTGCAGACAACGATCATGTAAAAAATTTAAGGGAAGCCAACTGGACTTTATTAGTTCATGGTTGGTTTAAAAATAAATCTAATCGCTGGGAGGTAAAGGAAGAAGATGTCAGTTAATAATTATGCAGCAAATTTTACATTTGATGTAAAAGGACAAAAGTTAAAAAGAAAAGAACTGGTAGATTTAATTTTAAATATGTTAAAAGAACAGCCAATGACTATACCAATGTTGCAAAAAGAACTTGGCATGGAAATGCAACAGGTTAGAAACTTTCATCGATGGATGGTTGTTAATGACTTTATCATGAATACCGGTAAAAAGAAGGGCGATTATTTTTTATATAAAGTTTATAGAGAATGTTTATTAGCTGAACTACTTTACCCATCACCGAAAGAAATTCATAGTCAATTTAAAGTAAAAGAAGTCATCAAGAAAAAAGCTGAAGATTTTAAAAGCAGAAGATCAGGTTCACAACGAAATGCTTTTGGTTATAGTGACCACCATTTAAATTCAGTTTATTTTGCAAGCGGAGACTAAAATGGAAATGAATAGACTATTAGATTTATTAGACAAATGGAAGTTGTACATGAAGTATGATAATCATAAGTTAGGGTATCCGAGTAAATCAATAGGAATGTCATCAGGAGGAGCATCTGGTAGTTTTGATGATATGTATGATGAGGTCGAAGATGATAATGTCAAGACCGTAGATGCAGTTATTCATAGTTTAGATCATGAAGAACAAAAGGCAATTTATGCGAGATACTTAGGAACAAAGAAACCAATGTATTACGAAGTCAAATTACAAATTGCAATAGATAATTTACTTCATATAGTAGGAAAAAGAATAGGAGCATAATATTTTTTTATACAAAATGCTTGACAATTTATTTGATTTTGATACAATATTTATGTGGTGATAATAATTAAGGAGAAAGAGATGGAAAAATTGTGGGATTTGGGTGGTTTGATTCCTGACTTCGCTAAAGAAGAGATGGAGAAAAAAGTGTTGGCTTACATTGCTAAAGATCCAATCAATATCGCTAGGGTTCAAAAGATGGCTTACGACTACTGCAAGAATAATGAAAAATTGATTGTAGCTATAATGAAAGGGGGTGCATGATGGTAGTTTTAGATATGAAACCTGAAAATGCAAAGTTCTGGGTTGGTGACTATGAGTATTATAAAGACAATGTTTTCTTTAATGCTTGTAAATGTGCTAATCCAAATTGTCAGAATTTAATTCAACTAGCTAACCCAGTGGAGGTTAAAGTCAAAGATCCTAAAGTAATGCAAGCTGCTCAAGAAGACAAAGTTGATGCTGCCTTACTTGACATCTATGAAGACTACGGTTTTGATGATGACGGTGAGGTTCTTTGTGGTGAATGTTATTAAGGAGGAAATCATGATAGATCAACATGAGCTATATGAAAAAGGTTATTACAATTATTGGTATGACACTACCGACAAAAACGGAGATAAAGTCAGGGCAGATGCTGAGTTTGCTCCTGATGAAAAATTAGTTAGTATTGTCTTATACGAATACGATGATGAGGGGTTTGTTGGTGATTATATAAAAGAAATTTTACCAGACAAAGTTAGCAAACCACATCTCGAGTGGATAACAATGAAATGGAAAAAAGAAAGGGTGAAATAAAATTCACCTTTTTTTTACACAAAATGCTTGACAAATATTTTGTATTTGGTATTATATATATGTAGTGATAATTAATGAGGAGAAAATGATGGGTGTTGTAGAGAAATGTTTGGTTGAGGCTGTTGTGTTGAATGTTGGGGTGGTCGGTATTGTTTTGATCGCTGTTGAAATTGGTAAATATTTGGGGGGCGCATAATGAACATTGCTGAATGGTTTAAAGTTAATCTAAAAGAAAAAGATAGAGTGTTTAATCTTTATAATAATAATTTTAAAAATGGTAATTTTGAATTATGTGGTTATTACCTGTACAGAGCATTACAAATTGACATAGAAATAAATGAGAATAAAAGATTTCTTTGTTTAGTAGGCTTTGAAAAAAACGAAATTGAAAATGCAATTAATTAATAAGGAGATAATAATGAGAAAAAAAGAGAAGTTAATTAAAGAAGTTCTTGATAAGGGGTATGTTGCTTATTGTATTCCAATGAACTTATGGGGTGCTGGTGCTAAAGAAGTGGAGGTCTATGCCTTGCCTAGAAAAGACGAGAACGATTACATTGAGGCTCTTGCGTTTGCTGGTAAAGCTGAGAAACCTGCTTGGTATTACAAGTTTAAAAACAAAGAAGTCCTTGATTACTACATAGCAGAGCTTGTGAAAAAAAGAGAAGCTATGATTGAGGAAAAAGAGTTAGCTAAAAAGGAGAAAGAAGAAGAGTTAGCTGAGGAAAACGCTATGGCTGAGAAGTTTGATGTTGATGACTTAATTAAAATTAAGCAAGAAGCTAAAGCTGCTGCTGAAAAAGCTGCTGAAGACTACTGGTACAATGAGCTAGATGGTGAAGATAAGTACAGTTGTGGTTTTGCTTGGGTTGAGATCTATGGCATTAATGGCAACAGCAAGCTCGGTAGAAAAATGAAAAAAGCTGGATTCAGTAAAAACTATAACGGTGCTTACGAGGTTTGGAATCCAAGCGGCATTGGCGCTCAAAACATTGATGTTAAAGAAAAAGGTGCGGATGCCTATGCTAATGTGTTTAAAGAATACGGATTTAAAGCTTATGCCTGTAGCAGACTTGACTAATTAGTCTGCTTTTGTTATAATTCAGAGGTGGGAAAGTAGCGTCAAAATTTTCCCATTTCTTGATATGATTGATAAGATGCCCAGATCCTCCACTGGGCATTTTTTTTATTTAAAGGAATCATTATGGCTGGTAAATGTAAAGGTAAAGGCAAAAAAGGTTACGGTAAGAAGGGTAAATAATGTCACTCTATAGGAATATCCATGCAAAACGAAAAAGAATCAAAGCAGGATCAGGGGAACGAATGGCAAGAAAAGGTGAGTCCGGTCGACCAACAGCAGCAGCATTTAAAGCAGCAGCAAAAACGGCAAAAAAACCTAAGTCTAAGCGAACTACTAAAAAGCGTGGGTGATTGTATCTAATGTGGAGTTGGCATATATATTGGGGATTTAACTTTGGCTTCGAGTGGTATGAAGGTGAGGTTGACGGTGATCCTGTAGACTATTTTCTTATAAACATTGGGTGTCTACGAATACAAAAAGCGGAGTGGGCATAGTGGCTGTTAAAAAGAAACGAGTAAACTTATCAGTAGGCAGAGGTGAGAAGTTGCCAGTAAGTCGAGGCGGTGGTTTGACAGCTAAGGGTAGAGCCAAATATAATAAAGCAACAGGAAGTAAACTAAAAGCACCAGTGACCGGCAAGGTTAAAGCAGGAAGTAAAGCAGCAAAGAGAAGGAAGTCATTTTGCGCTAGATCAGCAGGTTGGACAGGTGAAAGAGGTAAAGCAGCACGCAAAAGATGGAAGTGTTAGACGATAGCCCTTGTAATGGGGTATGTCGTATGAAAGACAATCATTGTATATCATGTGGTAGAGACTACGAGGATTTAGCACAATGGTTATATATGTCTCGTGAAGCGAGACTAGAAAGAATGGAACAACTTAAACAAGTAATGACCCATAATGGAGTTACAAATGGAAAGAAGCGAAGCACAAAAAAAACAACTTGAAGAAGCTCGTAAAAAAGCTGCTGAAAAGAATAAGGGAAATACCCATTCTAGTAAAAAAAATAGAATATGGGGTGATATTATTCGTAAATTAGCCGTTCAGGAAGATTACAAACGGTTACATGAAATTGCTCATGCTTTATATACAAAAGCATCAGAGGGAGACATGACAGCAATTAAAGAGCTTGGTGACAGACTAGATGGAAGAGCCGTACAAGAATTAAAAGGTGATTCTGAAAGTCCAGTTATCATTAAAGTGAATACTGGTATAGAAGACTAATATGTATTACACATATGTTCATTACGATATGAATCAAAAGCCAATCTATATTGGTAAGGGCAAAAATAGGCGAGCTTATGAAGCTAGAGATTACGGTCATCCATACACAGTAGAAATAGTCGATGACAACTTGCCTGAAATACAAGCACTAGAATTAGAAGAATTTTTAATTGCAGAAATTGGATTAAACAATTTATACAATGTTTTGCCTAAAGGTTATCCTTCTGGAAAACATAATCAAATACCTTTAAATGTTGATTATAAAAACTTATATCAGCAAGTAAGTAAATTAAATGTAGATGATTTACATCAGTTAGCAGAAACATTATTTCATGATGCCACTAAAGGAAATGTAAAAGCATTTAAGATTATTTATAAAATCTTAGGAAAGTATCGTCAACCTAAAATCAATGACTTGCTTCAGTCATACTCTGGAAAGTCATGGAAGAAATAGATATTGAAATAGGTTACGAGCCAAGAGGTCCGCAAACTTTAATTCACAGAGCGGTTAAACATAACAGATTTAATGTAGTCGTTGCTCATCGTAGGATGGGTAAAACAGTTTCAGCTATAAATCAGTTAATACATAGTGCATTAAGATGTGACAAACCTAAACCACGATTTGCTTACATTGCTCCTACATACAATCAGGCTAAAAGAGTAGCATGGGACTATTTAACAGAATATACGAGACCGTTAGATGCTAAAGCTAATATTGCAGAACTTAGAGTTGATTTTCATGACAGGCGTATATCTTTATACGGTGCTGATAATGTCGATTCTCTTCGTGGAATCTATCTCGATGGTGTAGTGATCGATGAGATTGGTGATGTAAATCCAAACCTATTTACAGAGGTTATCCGACCAGCTCTAGCAGACCGAAAAGGTTGGGCAATGTTTATTGGTACACCTAAAGGTGCTAACCACTTCAAGACATTA